GTGAAACTAAACGCCCGGCAGGTGGACACCGCCAAACCTAAAGATAAGCCTTACAAGCTGGCTGACGGTGGTGGTTTGTATCTCCTGATTAAACCTAATGGTGGCAAATACTGGCGGCTCAAGTATCGTGTAGCCGGCAAAGAGAAGCTGTTAGCGCTGGGTGTGTATCCTGAAGTCACATTGGCCGATGCTCGGGCAAAACGTGAAGAAGCCAAAAGGGGTATCGCTGGGGGTATCGATCCTATGGAAGCGAAACGGGAAGAGAAGATCGCCCGTGAAACGCAGTTAAACAACACCTTCAAAGATATTGCCCTTGAGTGGCACAGCAGCAAACTAAAAAAATGGTCTGCTGGGTATGCTTCAGACATCCTTGAGGCTTTCAACAAAGATGTGTTCCCTTACATTGGCAAAAAACCAATAGCCAATATCAAACCGCTTGAACTGTTGAATGTGCTGCGGCGCATTGAGGGGCGCGGCGCTACAGAAAAGGCCAAAAAAGTTAGGCAGCGCTGCGGGGAAGTTTTCCGTTACGCAATAGTCACCGGCCGTGCTGAGTATAACCCCGCTCCGGATCTCACCAGCGCCATGCAAGGGCATGAGTCCAATCATTATCCTTTCCTTACACCGAAAGAATTGCCTGATTTCTTCAAGGCGTTGTCAGGATATACAGGAAGCGCTTTAGTAGTTTTGGCCGCTCGTCTGCTGATTATCACCGGCTTGCGTACCGGCGAACTCCGCGGGGCATTTTGGGATGAAATCAATATCAGTAAGGCCGTCTGGGAAATACCAGCATCACGCATGAAAATGCGTCGCCCTCATGTGGTGCCATTGTCCAGGCAAGCTCTTACGCTTATTGGCCAGCTCCAAGAGCTAACAGGCAATTACCCGCTTATGTTCCCTGGCCGTAACGATCCGCGAAAAACAATGAGTGAAGCCAGCATAAACCAAGTCTTTAAGCGGATTGGCTATGACGGAAAAGTCACCGGGCACGGTTTCCGACACACCATGAGTACCATCCTTCACGAACAGGGCTACAACACCTCGTGGATAGAAACGCAGCTGGCACACGTCGACAAAAACTCTATTCGAGGAACGTACAACCACGCTCAGTACATAGACGGCCGGCGTGAAATGCTTCAGTGGTATGCCGACTATATGGAAGCGTTGGAAAACGGCGAAAATGTAGTGCATGGAACATTTGGGAAAAGCGCTTAACTGTATGTATAGACAGTGCTAATTGACAGTAGTAGACTTCTGTAGACTATCGTTAGCAGGAAGCTTTTATGCGAGAAAACATCCTCAACATGCCCCATCATCTTCGCCGACAACGTGTGGTCACTGCTGAGCAGGCTGCAATGGCTATGGCTGGCGTATACAGTTGTTCACGCTTAGATGAGTTGAAAGCTAAATTCCCTCCTGAGATCTACAACATTGCTTCCAGTTACTTGAGGATAATTTTGAGTGCTGTAAACGCGGAAGAACTACATCCCAAGAGAACATGGTCTAGCTCACCTGGCGGAGATATCACTGGAGCTGATTTTTATTCCAATGAAATTTGGCCTTGGGCTGTTAAAGAAATATCAGCTACAGATAGTTGGTTTGGATGTGATCCAGATAGCTCTAGCGAAAAGTATCAGCCTTTACGAAGCGGGTGGGGCGAGTTTGCTGGTAAAGATACTGCGTTAAAACTGATCGCTGGAATGGCTATTGCGCTTGAAAAATCAGGTGGTAAATATGTTCGCGGTAAAAATTTGAACAAATCCGAAGTTGCTAGGAGTGCTTCAAGAAGCATATTGGAACATGGTGATGGCATTGATGTTACAGATAAGGCATTGACTATGCTAATTAATGAAGCTCTGAACATATACGCTTCCAAATAGCTCGTAAGGATTTCCAAAAAGTCGATCTACAGGTTCTAAAACTTCTGGCCGTACTTCTATTTCAGTGGAAGAGCTGCTTCCAACTGATTTACCGTGACTTCCACAACTACCCGCATGTTTTTGCTGAAATATACCTCGTAGACCACATTAGACTTCGAGAGGTATATATGTCCCATTCCCTTATCCGCTTACCTGAAGTTCAGCGCAGAACCGGCTATAGCAAGGCTTGGATCTATCGACTCATGGCTGAGCAACGTTTCCCCTCATCCATAAAGATTGGTTCTCGAGCAATTGCTTTCATTGAAAGCGAAATTGATGAATGGATTAGTGAGCGCATTGAATCGTCACGCAGCCAAACGAACTGAGATTCCGTGAGTAGAGATAATTTGCGAGAGTTTGCACTTCGGATCTCGCAGAATAAGTTTGTCGCGACAGCTCACTAAACAATTCAAAAAGGTTAATGCCATGAAGAACAATTATGCCCGTCTGGGGCAGGGCTTCGCTCACCCTAAAAACTCCTTGCCTTGTTATTCAACTGAAGGGTATGCTTTAAAAGCACCAGCAAAATCTGGTGTCGGGCGTGAGAACCCGGATAAGCAAAAGGCGATACCAGACGCCTATAGCGTCTTTTTTTGTGTCGTAAAGCCAGTACATCTTCTTTCTGCGGGGAAGATCCGCATCGAATCTATGGTGGCGCTGGCGGGGCAGCCGAAAGGCTGGCCGGTATCCTTTTGCACCGGTATTCTCACCCCCGTCAGTGTCACCACCCTTTATGAGCGTGAGAACTCAGGTGGTGACTCCAGTAAGCAAAAGGAGGCTGCCACATGGCTACTACCCCAACCCAAAAACTGCCCAAATTCACCTGGCTTTTCCTCGGTACGCCGAAAGGTCGGACCTGCACTCCCGTTGTTATCCGCATCGTTGCCGACAGTGAGCAAGAAGCCCGCGAGTTTTATTCCCGCTGGGATCTTATCTTTGCCGCCAAAATTCGCTCTGAATGTTCGCTTTATCAGTACAGCAGCGGCGCGTTTGAACTGGATGTTGCGGAATTGGGAGGTAGCCATGTTTAACCTCCAGACCCTGACAGCTAAAGCCCGCGAGCTGCGCGGCAACGTGGTAAAAGCCACTACCACGAAAGGCACCCGCACCATGACCCCCGTTTACGAACGGGAAGAGCAGCGCAAACTGCGCGAACGCATCCAGCAGACCCAGCCGGACTGGGTTTTACTCTGGTGGGATATTGCGACCGTTACCGGCTGGCGTACCAGCGACGTGTGCAACTTCCGTTACTCCTGCATCAACTGGGAAACCGGCATAGCAACAATTATCGTAGCGAAGCAGACCAAAGCAGCAGAAGCCAGAGCGACCCGGAAGGGGATCGAGATAGTTCGCCAGCAGCGTAAGGATGCTGCCCGGCTTGCTGGCGATCACATTGGGTACATGCACTGGGATAGCGTGAGCTGCGACGAACTGGCCGCCGGCATGACAGAAGAAGAACAGGCGATCGTGTTTGAGCTGGTGGCGAAGGCTGAAGTTAAGCACGATACCAAACAGCTGCCGCCGGGCATCATCAAACGACTGCGTGAACGCATGGAGCGCAATCTTATCGGTGACGACCTGGTATTTTCCCGCAGTCAGATTGAAAGTAACCGTTGCCAGTCTCTGGAAGGTAGCGTGAGCCGCCAGACAATCTGGAAGAAACTGCACAATGTAATGCTGTGGTTTACGCGCGTCGTAAACACGCGTCTGCGCCTGAGCGCCTATTCCAGCCGCAAAATTGCCGCCTTTAATCTCATGTCCGCCGGCGGCGAACAGGGATTGCTGGTCGCCTCTGAAATGCTCGGGCACAGTAACCCGGCAATCACCCGAACTTACCTCCAGTTAGGCAGTAAGGCCTCAGCCATTCAATCCCGTCTGGCCATGGAGGTATCTGTATGAAAATGGTTATCCAATTTTGCCGTCTCGGCGCTTTTGCCGATCACGTATCGGAGCAATTAAATAGCGCGCGATATTGTTTTACCCGCCAGTCATTAAGGGACGGGGAGGGGAAATTATGACTCCTGTTTACGATCTGGTTCGCCGGGCCGATGGCAAAAACGTTTTCAGTTTCCCGGCCGGCGGCCGCTATCTGGTGGACACGTCAAATGGTCTTCAGTCGATGCGCCCCCTTATGGACGACGAGATCATTTTTACGGTGGAGAGTGCCGCGCGCTTTCTGAAGAAAATTGGTTATCAGGTAATCCCGCCAGCGGCGTGAGGTAAAAAATTATGACGATTAAAAATTCCGGCTTAGCTGCTGGTGGCCGCGCTCACCCTGAAATCAGGCCGGGCGATAAATGGAAGGACGGGCGGGGCAACATCGTAATTATCGAAAGTTACCGATTCGACAGAGTGACATATTGCCGTGAAGGGTACAGCTCACCGTGTTTTTGCACGCCAGAAAGACTGGTGCGGGAATTTGAATTTGTTTCTTCCGCGCCGGGCACCGGAGGAAGAGATATCGATCGGATTATGCGGGTGCAGGGCATCGAACGAATTCGGGTTATGCGGGAAATCATCAGGGAGCGAGGGAACAGAAAATGAAGAATGCACCAAACCTTAAAAAGCAGCCGGCGGATCTCATGGAGGAGTCAATCATCTTTGCCGGCGCCGATGCCTGGACGTTCGCCAAAGCATGGCAGGAAATGAACCCGATTGGCGATACGGTGCCGCCGGTTGTGCTGGATAAAAAGCAGCTGGCAGAGCTGGAGAATATCCGGATTGTGGATGATGGCCGGCTCTATGCCCGGGTTTGCCGTGGCGGGCATCTGACCGAACGGCAGATAACCATTCTCGCCACAAAGCTGGCGGTGGCCGGCGTGGAGCGCGCGCAATTCTACTCTGAAGGTTATCAGCTTCTGGAGGACTGGACGCCGCAGCTGCCGCGCCTCAAAGCCGATGCGGAAGCCGGCAAAAGCATGGTGATCGGCAAACCGCTGACGGATGTAAACCTCCGCGACCTGGCTGATAACGAGAAGGCGCTCATACTGGCCGCGCGTTACACCGGCATTGCGATAAATGAAAACAGCGAGGGCGTATACGTCTACCGTGCCGGCATCTGGGAGAAAACGTCTCTGCTCGAGCTGAGCCGCGAAATGGTGGCTATCTACAACGAGAACAAAACCAACTTCAGCAAGCGCGCGATCAACAACGTTATCGACGCCCTGAAAATTGTTATCCCGGTAATGGGGGAGCCGCGGCGCAGCCTGATCCCCTTTGCTAATGGCGTCTACGATATGGAAACCGGCGTTTTCTCCGAACACAGCCAGGATAACTGGCTGACCAACCATAACGGCGTGACCTATACGCCGGCGGTGCCGGGCGAAAACCTCCGCGACCATGCGCCGAACTTCCATAAGTGGCTAAGTTACGCATCAGATAGAGACGCAATTAAGATGCAGCGTATCGCTGCGGCGCTCTTTATGGTTCTGGCGAACCGGTACGACTGGCAGCTGTTCCTCGAGATAACCGGGGAGGGTGGCAGCGGGAAAAGTGTCTTTACCCATATCGCCACGATGCTGGCCGGCGCGCATAACACCGCCAGCGGGAACATGGCGGCACTTGATAGCGCACGCGGGCGGGCGCAGTTCGTCGGGAAAAGCATGATAACGCTTCCTGACCAGCCCAAATATTCAGGAGAGGGCACCGGGATAAAAGCGATAACCGGCGGGGATGCGGTGGAGATCGACCCGAAACACGAGCACCAGTACACCGCCGTTCTGCGGGCGGTGGTTGTGGCCACGAACAACACGCCGATGATTTTCACCGAACGCGCCGGCGGCGTTTCCCGGCGCCGCGTAATTTTCCAGTTTAACCGGCGCGTCAGCGAAGAGGATAAGGATCCCGACCTTGCAGAAAAGATATCCGCTGAAATTCCGGTGGTTGTTCGCCGGCTGCTGGCGAACTTTGCGAACCCGGAAAAAGCGCGGGCGCTGCTGCTGGAGCAACGGAATAGCGAAGAAGCACTGGAGGTAAAGCAGAAAACAGATCCGCTATATGCCTTCTGCGCTCACCTTGAGCGCCTGGCTGATTGTGCGGGAATGATGGTAGGAAACCGCAATCCGCCTCACTATCCGCGAATTTATCTCTATCACGCTTATCTGGCATTCCTTGAGGCCAATGGATTCGACAAACCGCTGACGCTGAATAAATTCGCAGAGGGGATGGAAAGCGCGATGAGGGAGTTTAATCACGAGTACCGTAAGGAACGGAGAGCCCGTGGCATGGTGACTAACGTCGAACTTTCGGAAAGTGCGGAAGACTGGTTACCTCAGACGCATCCTGTAGCCGGTCATAAAGAATGAAGTTCAGATAAATATGGAGAAAGGTATACATGGTATACATCGAGAGGATAATTTAATTATAAATCAGAGAATTAAGCCATGTATACCTTGTTTTCAGGTATACACAGGGTGTACATGGTGTTCATTCTCTCATTAATCATCTGATGGTTTATTAAACAGAATGATGTATACCGTGTAGACCTGAAATCCCAAAATGTAGGCTGGTATTCATGGGTTAATGTATTGTTTTATAAGTAATTTGTTGCCTTTGTGAACACCATGTATACCTTGAGGGCAAATTCTTTAAAACGCATCCACTCTTTTCACGTTGTGAACCCCTGCTATTTCATTAATATCGTTTCATAAATCGCAATTAATTAATTGATTGTTGCGATTAATGGAGCTTTAACGGTCGCTATTACAGGGGGCATCATGAGCAAGGTTAACGTTAAGCCCGTTCTGCTGAACGGGGAGCAGATTCAGGCTCTGAAAACCATTCAGGAGAGGGAGCGCCAGAAGTCGGGCATGGGGATCGCACCGTCAATCCATGCTGTTGCGCGCAAGGTATTTGATGCAGGGCTGTCAAAAATGGAGGCTGGCCAGTGAGCTACTCAATCAAAATAGGGAAACACAGCATCGAGCTGGCGGGCTATGCTGGTAAGGTTGTTGCGCCAAATACTCAGATGGCCGCTTTATTCCGTGGCATGGCGGGCGAACTCACCAGCCTGAGGACAACGGCGCAGCAGGCCGAAGCTGAGGCGGATTTGCTGGACGTTATCCGCAACGACCCGGATCTGAACGAACAGGCAAAAAACCGCAGGGCAGGTGAAGCCCGGAACCCGGACACGCTCAAAGACTTTACCCGCGGGGTGGCAGCTGTAAGTGAGCAGGCCGCAAACATTCTCGATTACCTGAAGAACAAGCTCGCTCCGGTTAATCCACTGGCATCTGATGATGTTCAGGGATTCATGCGTGACAGCGAAATGCGCCAGGCATTCGCCCGACTGGATCGCCGCAGCCAGGAAAAAATGTTGCTGTCGATGCACAGTGGAAAGCATCAGGAGCTGGCTGACGCCTTATTAAGGGCGCACGCAGTGTGTTCGGGACTCGATACGGAACAGCTAAAACGTCTCGGCTTCTCCCGTATCGTATCAGAGAACGGGCAGGTGATTAGCGCGGTTGCCGATCTGGTCGACGCGGTAAGGAAAGACGTCGCACAAATTACAGCTGTCCGTACCTGGTATAACAATCTCGTGTACGGGAAGAACGACGATCCATCAGACGTACAGCCACGCATGACCGGCCTCGACCAGTTAAGCGAACATGTCAGCGCGATGCTCAAAGGCAGCCTGCGGCAGACACATTCAGAAGAGAAGCAGGCCGCCTGAGGGCGGCTTTTTTCTGTCCGGAGGGAAACATCACGATGCTATTAAGTAAATCAGCCTACGCCAGGCATATGGGCGTTAGCCGGCAAACTGTTTACGGCTGGATAGCGCGAGGTGAAATTGTAATATCAGGCGATAAAGTGGATGTTGACGCATCGCAGGCTAAACAAAATTCTGCTGGTACTGGCGAACACCAGACTGAAATGACGTGGGCGCAGGCCGCCGCATGGGTATGGGGGCATGACGGCGGGAAAGAGCTGCCGGCTGATATTGATGCTGGTCAGCGAATAGAGGCCGCAGCCGCTGAGCTGGGTTTTGATGTTCAGCACGAGCCCGATGAACAATTGCTGATTCTCTTCCGGCCGGATGAAGAAACCCACAGCTTCTATGGCAATGTCCGTGCAGCAGGCGCTTTACGGTTTCTTCGTTCTGAACTGGCTTACGTTGCCACAATGCACCCCGATACGCTGGATGACTGGAACAAAACTGGTTTAATGTCACTCTGCCTGCTGGACGGCGAAAAACTGTAA